ATGTCGTTAATGGTTGTGTCCGCAGCTACGAGCAAAGTCCTGATCGACGGAGAGGAAGTAAAAGGAATCCAATCCCTAGAATACAAGGCGAAAAGAAGACAAGTAGACATAGAAGGCGTCGGCGCCGCCGAGCGTATAGGCGTCGAATCTGGCCTGATAACAGTCTCAGGAACTATAAGGGTCAAGTCCGTGTGCAAAAGACTCGATGATCTCCTCTATATGCCGGTCACTTTGCCGTTCAACCTAGTTGCTGAGCTGAAAATCGGCAACGACCTGGTGAAAAGGATAACCTTCGACGAATGTTACATAGATGACAAGAGCTTCGAACTGGGCGCGGAGGGCGTCGGCGTAAGCGTCTACAACTTCACGGCCACCAGAGTCAGAGAAGAATAGTAGAACAGCAAGACATACTCGACTTCCTCTTCGGACGGGACCTAGATGAAAAAACTTACGAAAGACGATATACTCAAAGGAAAAAGCAGACGCGAAGTTCTGACCATAAAGGAGTACAATGCCCAAGTAGAAATACGCCCCCTAACCGACGGAGAACTAACCGAAGTCTTCGCTTCAATAGGCAACATCCCATTGAAGGAAGACGGTACACCAGACCTTACCAGAATGGACATTACTAAGAACTTCGAGGCACTAAGGCTTGCTGCTTCAAAGGGGTTAGTTGAGCCGAAGCTGACTGTTGAAGAAGTTGCCGAGATGATGTTCGGCGCGCCCGAGCTTATAGGCGCCAAAGTCCTCGAGTTGAGCGGCGTCGCTTCGAAAGAGGGGGCTAAAAAAAAAGTCTAGAGATGGAGGAGTTCGTAAGGAGCCCTGATGGACTCGAACTAGCCTCCCTATGCCTTGACTACGGATACAGGCTCGCCGACCATCCAAGCGACCTTACGAGAACCCAAATCAACTTTCTGATGGCTGCCCTCACGCATAGGCTTAGCCAAACAAGATATGAGAGACCAGAGGAGAGAGGAACAACTAGAATCATATTCGAATGACCTTTTCTGGCGCAGACTGTCTGCAGGGGAATTTTGAATCGAAAGCATTGACACATTTGAAAGATTCGGTTACGCGATCTCAGCCCTCAACAAGGCTCTGCTCAGCGTCTACTCTATCGGCATACAGTTCCTTGAAGACGCGATCAAGTTCGCTTCAGCTCTGAACGAATGGATGCGTAACCTTCTGATTACGAATCTGGTCAGTCACCTCCCACCAACGGTGACTATGGAAACCTCAATGTTAAGGGAACCAACCGTTCTAGGTTCCGAACCGCTCAAGCTACTGTTTCTCCTAAAAACCCAAGCGGCAGCTGTGTCCAGAATCCAAAGCAGGATCAGAAGCCAAGTAGAAAAGCTAAGGAGGATATCTCAAACAGCTGCGCTTGCGCCGCATCCTCCTTCTCCAGTCGTTCCCAAGCCAGCCCTTGAGGCCATTGAAGCAGCCGCAGACTCCATGGGTAGACTCCTTGAGACAGGACAAGCCATCAAGGGGACGTCTCCGCTGGCAGCGCCAACCAGAAGCAGGGAATTCGCTGGCAAAGCTGCCCTTGCCTACAAGGCAGGCGTTTCCAGCGTGGCATCTTCGCCCGTGAAAGCTGTGCAAGAGGCAACGCTAGGCTTTTTGCCAGTGGTCAAAGGCGTGTTCGATGCCGTGGCGACGGGTGCGGAGCCCTTTGTCAAAGTCGCCAAGGAACCCCCACCACCGACCCTTGAAGAAGCTGTTGGCCCTCCCAGCGTCAAAAAAGACTTGGCGGCTGCGCCAGAGACTATTAATTCAGTCAGAACGGTCAGTGAGCGCGTCGGAGAGGCTGCGTATGGCGCAGTGTTCTCGCTCATATCTGCTTTCGCAGAATCGGTCGAGAGATTCGCTGTTGTTCAAGCCCCAGAAGGCGTAGCTCCAACCACCGTGACCTACCTTGAAAGATTGATAGAAAAGGGTTACGAAGGGCTAGCTGCTGCCACTCCGCTCACTGGAATCCCTTCGGTTGTCATACGTGGGCCGGCCGAAGTTCGTGAAGGTCCTGTGACCGCACCTGAGGTGCCAAGGGCATACGGCGGGGTCTTGCCTTCGCTGTTGGCTGTAGAGGTCGAGCCGGCAATAACCAAGTACCGTAGCATGGTGGCGGAGGCGAGCAGCACTGCGCTCAAGCTGATCGGTGAAACCTCAAGGAAGATGATGCCCCAGATCGCTGAAATGGAAAGAGGCGTCTCAAGAGCGTTCCCAATGGCCGCGATTGATGCTCTGATTCGAGGCGCAGGTGAGGCTGTGCGACTTCCCACAGTCGTTGACCAGTATACGTTGGCTGGACCTTCTCTAGGGCTGCCGATAGCCCCACGTTCACTGAAGCTTCATGAGATGGCCTCTCTTATGAGCTTGCTTTCAGCTTTGTCCCAGACCGCTCGGTCCACTCAGCTGCAACGCCCCATGAACGTAACGGTTAGGGTGGAATCGTTGGCTGATGAGCGCGATCTGAGAGAGTTGGAGAGAAAGATAGCCAGAATCCTTCGTGATGCAGCCAGGAGGTACGGAATACCCTTATGAGCAGCATAGAGATCGATGGCATGCCTCTTATCAAGCATGAGCGCGACCCCGACACCGGAGCCTCGAAAGAGATTCGAAGCGTCTACAACATCGCAATCGAAGAGAAACGCAGAATCGTTGAACACAAAATCCCCGGCCTGAGCGGGAACATACTACAGGATTTGGGCAGAGACCCTGTTAAGATATCCTTTGAGGGCGTATTCTACGGCGAAACAGCTAGAGATGACCTAGAAAGCCTTCGGGCCAAGTTCAAAAATGGAGAGCCGGTTCCTTTCTTATCCAACATTACCGACATCGCTGAAGTGACTCAGGTTCTCATAGAGGAACTACACGTTAACGACCTAAGCAGTGTAACCACCACGTACAAGTATTCCATCAGTCTTCGCGAATACATAAAGCCGGAGGAACAGGAGGAGAAGCCACCTCCCAGCCAAGAAGAGGAAGCAAAGGAAGAAACCAAGAAGAAGTCTGATGAAGCCTCGGAATCCACGGAAACCTACGCTTTTGAGGTGCTTGATCCGGAGACCAATGAGCCTCTAAAGAATGTGCCAGTGCGGATCGTGTGGGACGAAGGCGAGAAGAAGGCACAGACTGACGAGAACGGGGTTGTGGAAGTAAACCTAGAGCCGGGAACGTACAAGATCATTGCTGAAGCGCCTGGATATGAGAAGGCCCAGTACGAGGTTGTGATACCTGGACCGAAAGAGCATACAGTGCGGCCCCACAAAGAGTACTTTGAGTACACTATCACGGTTACAGACACAGAAACTGGCGAACCTGTGGAAGGTGCGACAGTGAGACTACTAGGAGAAAAAGACAGATACACCCTGGTAACAGGCAAGGATGGAAGGGCTCAAGAGAGAGTCAAACCGGGAACATATACGCTCATTGCTGAGGCATCCGGATACGAATCAACCGAGCAAAAAGACTACCAAGTGGACCCAAAATATAGACGAGGCGCGATATTTCTATCCAAGAAAAGGAGAGCCAAATCCTAGGGGACAGAGCAAGCTTGGAACATATACAAGTGATAGCCGGCTACTGTGTCTTGACATTCAGACGGCGATCCTGATGCTCTCAAGCCAGAAAACATGTCCGTTATGAAAGGATATTAGATGATTCGCAGATACTGAGTCTGACGAGAATGCTGAAACCCGGTTACGATGTCACGATTGGTTCTGAGGCTTTCCGACCCAGCATGGGAACTGTCATCGGCATACGTGTGTCTCTCAGCATGAATGTTCCTGCCGGATGGTTTGAGATACTCTTAGGCCCAGGCGACAAGAGCCGGAAGTTAAAGAGCGGCGACGAAGTCTCGATTCAGCTGGGATACAAGGACGACCTTCATGACATCTTCAAGGGCCTCGTAACAGACATAGAGCCCGGAATCTCAGAGGTGAGGGTCAGTGGGTGCAACGCAGCCTCAAGGCTACTCGATCTGAGAGCCAACCAAGTATATGAGAACCAGACAGCTGGAGAGATCGTCTCCGACCTAGCCCAAAAAGCTGGCGTCCAAAAGGATGAAGTATCGGCCGGAATAAGCTTCCCCATGTACGTCGTCGACGACAGCAAAAACGCCTATGAACACTTGAGAGAACTTGCTGAGAGATGCGGATTCGATGTCTACATCACAGGCGGAAACAAGCTCGTCTTCAAGAAGTACAAGAGCAGTGAACCCTACGCCATATCCTACGGAAGGAACCTCATCGAAACTGAAAGCTTTGATTGGAAACCATCCTTCAGGGGCGTCACGGTTCAAGGCGAAGGAGCCGCCAGCTACGCTGGAGCTGAAGCCGTTCACTGGTTCGCCAAGAAGCAGATCGAAGGCGTCGCAGGCTCAGAGCCATCTCTGCTCACGCATGATCCTGTTGTGCGGGACACACACACCGCGGAGAAGGTTGCGCGAGCTAAGATGGAGGCACTATCTAGATCCGTTTATGGTTTCGTCAAGATCTTAGGCACCGCAGAGGTTAAGTTGGGCGACACAATCAAGGTTGAAGGCTTGAAGGACGAGCGCCTTAACGGCGAATTTCAGGTCAGGGCAGTGGATCATATCTTGAACAGAAGGGACGGGTTCATCACCTTACTCGGTTGGAGGGCATGAGTTTGGAGGATGTTGAGATCGTTGAGATCATAAGAAGGATAGTCGAGAACGAGATCAAGAAGCTTCACATTGCCGAAATAGGAGAGGTAAAGAACGTCTACCCCCATTCTAGCGAGATCGACAAGAACAACTACGAATGTGATGTTAAGCTGAAATACAGAGAGCTCGAGCTCAGGAGAGTTCCTGTGGCCGCTCAGCAGATAGGTTTGGCGAACATCCCCCATGTCGGCGACCTTGTGCTTGTGACTTTCATCAACGGGAACATCAACGCGCCCGTAATGATAGGAAGACTCTATACTGACCAAGAAAGACCACCAGTAAGCAACGAAGAGGAGATCGTCTACATCCCCCCCTACTCCGAGGACACTAATCTGAGGAGGATTCACATTGAGTTGCCGGGTGGGATGGTTCTTCAGGTGAAGGATGATGTTGCCACGATCGAGGCTAACAGGACGATGCTAACCTTGAAGCGAGACGGCAATGTCGAGATCCACTCCAGAGCAACCGTTAAGATATCAGGGGGCGAAATAGACCTATCCGCCAACACCATCAAGATGAAGGGCAAGAAAAGCATTGAGGTCGAGAGTGAGGATTCCTTTAGCCTCACTGCGGCAACAGACGCCGGGATTCAGGCTGGAAACAACTTCAGTTTGGAGAGCGGCGCAAAGGCTGAAGTAACAGCGGGCTCTGAATTGTCACTAGCTAGCGGAGGAACCAGCAAAGTCCAGTCTTCAGCGCCGCTGTCTATAGAATCACCGGCCTCAGTATCTGTGAGCTCAGGGGCAGTTCTGGCCATAAAAGGTATGCTAGTAAAGGTAAACTAGATTGTGGGCGATCAGAGTGAGCTGGCCACAACATCTTTTAACAAATTGCTTGTCAGATGACTTGGGGGAGAACGCCGCTTATGTCTAGACAGATGCTTGGAAGAGACTTGAGAGTGGTAGACGAGGAGCTCGGAAGCGACCTTGCTCTAGACTCGTCTGGTGATCTCCAGACGATCCAGTACGAGGACAACTTGAGCCAAGCCATAATCAACAGCCTCAGAACAAGAACCGGCGAACTCTCCGATCTTGGGCATCCCAACTACGGCTCGCGTCTTCATGGGCTAGTAGGCGAACCTAACAACGAGAGGACAAGGAACCTGGCAAGAATCTACACCACAGAGTGTATTGCACGCGATCCCCGGGTAAGCGAAATCCTCGGCATCACAGTCAAGGCCTCTGAGGATGATCCCCACCGCATCGACATAGGCATAGCCGTGTTGCCTGTCGGGAGCAACACCCCGTTAAATATAGTCTTCCCGTTCTCTCTTGAGGTGGTCTGATGACTTTTTTGAAGAAATCCTTCGATGAGATAAGAGACAGCATACTCGCCCAGATCACGAAGGGCGTAGTCAACGAAGAGCACGTCTACGAACGTGGTAGAACCAAGCACAAGCTAGCCAACACTCCCGTCAAAAGCATCGCCAAGGTCGAAGGCGTATCAGGTGGCGAACACATCGTCCTGCAAGGAGGGGTTGACTACCGACTGTCAGGGGACATGTTGGAGTGGATGCCCGAAGGCAGCAAGCCAGATGAAAGAACATCGTTCTACGTCAGCTATGTCTTCGGAACCCCTTCACCTCTAACCGATATGAACCCCGGAAGTGTTGTAAGGACAATAGTGGAAGCAGTAAGCAGGGAAGTAGAGTTCCTCTACGAGCAACTGAACCAAGTATACCTTGCAGGCTTCACTGACACAGCAACAGGAAGCGCCTTGGATCTAGTTGTCTCGGTCCTGGGTGTTGAGCGCAAACCGGCAGAGCGTGCAGCTGGTTTCGTCACGTTCGGAAGGAGCACGGCGCCTGCTGAGGTTCAGGTCAGCCGTGAAGCCCACTTTTACGATGGAAAGCCCGTCTGCGAGTTGACGAATGCGCCTATCAAGAACATTACCGACGTCCAAGGAACAGCAGAGGGAGCCTCAAAGACCTTCGAACAGGGCGTTGACTACGCCCCAACTGAGAAGGGAGTTCAGTGGCTGGCCGAAGGGAAGAAGCCGGACCCAAACTCAATGCTTTACGTCGACTACGTTGCCTATGAGAAAGTGAGAATTCCAGCCGAAACGAGGGTTTCAACGTACTCCAATGTTCCTGAGGAGGTCAAGTTCTACGTGACAACGGAGGAGCGTGTTCTTGAAAGAGCTCCGGGAGGCGCTTGGGAGGCGGATGTTCCCGTCAGAGCCTTAGTCGCCGGGAGACAAGAAAACGTCCATGCTGGGATGATAAGCGTTATGCCTCAGCCACTGATGGGTGTGGAATACGTCATCAACAGGGAAGACATCCTCACTGGTACAGATCAAGAATCCGATGCAGAGCTCAGAGAACGGGCCAAACGTGCACTGGAGGTGGCTGGAAAAGCGACCCTGGTTTCCCTCGAAGCCGGAGTTAGAGGTGTAGAAGGCGTAGACTCGATCCTTGTAGAAGACATGCCAGACGGCGTGCGGGGTGTCGTTAAGATCATAGTCGACGGAGGAGACACAGAGGAGATACGAAGGGTCATCGACGATGTGAGAGCTGCGGGCATAAGGGTAGAGTTTCTGAGACCTAACCCCGTACACATTGACGTAATATTGACCGCGGCGCTGCAAAAGGGAGCCGAACCGTCGAAAGTAGCGAAGGAGATAGAAGCCAAAGTTAGAAGCTACATTTCGACCTTGGGGATAGGCGAAGACGTTGTGTATAGCCGGATCGTTGGAGTCGCCATAGGTGTGGCGGGCGCGCATGATGTCAGCGAGATGACCGTGAGAGCCTACCGAAAGGAAGCTGAAGAAGCCGTCACCAGCATTAAAGAGAACGTAAAGATAGTGAGTGAGGAAAGAGCTTTGGTCAGAACGGTCAACGTGCTTACTAAGCCTTGGGAGGAGAAGAAGCCAGCATGAGCAGAACCCAAGGAATACTCGAAAGGTTCGCAGGCTTCTTCAAGACTTGGGATAACAGGTCTCGATTATTCCGAGTGGCTGCTGCTCTCGGGAAGAGATTGGACGAAGCAGACAAAGACTTAACCAAAATCTTAAGGGCCCACTGGGTCGACACAGCCTTTGGTCAAGACCTGAACCAGATAGGAGCGATCTTCAATCTTAAAAGAACACCGGTGGAGTCTGATTCTGAGTATAGGAACCGCTTAAAGAGGGCCATTGCCGAATTCAAGGGAGGAGGAACCGTAAGTGCGGTTCTGACCTCGGTAAGAATGCTGCTAGGGTTGCCCAAAGATTACCCGATTCAGCTTACGGAGAACCCGTCAGCTGAGGCGAGCAGAACAGTAGAAGTGAGAACTGGCGACACATGGGTCATGTCAAGCAACAGCGTATTGGATGCCGTGCCGAGTGTCATGCTCAGTGTCGAGACGGCCAATGCCAAGGTCACGAATCCGACCATCACAAACCTCGACATACATGAGGCAGTAACGTTCAACGGGTTGATCCGAAGCGGAGAGACCTTGAAAGTGCAGGAAGGAAAGGCGTTTCTAGGAAGGACAAATGTGACGAAGAGCATGTCATCTAGCAAGGTGCCGAGACTGTTGAGGAAGGGTTCAGAATGGAGCTACACGGAGCTCCTAGAAGAACAGATTGGGATTTTCGACAGGGCTGCTTTTGATGAGTCTGTGTTTGCGGTTGGCATTCCCACAGCCAAACTCACCTTCACTTGGACCGCCTATCAGCCAGCCACTTTCGAGGTTCGTATCCCAAGAGAAGCCGTCTCTGAAAAGGGCAGACTGTCCGCCGTGCAGGATGCTGTAGACTCCATCAGGGCAGCTGGAGTTAGAGCCGTAGTAAAAGTTACTGAGGGGTGATTGTGTGCCGAAGTTTGAGCCTATTAGGAAGAAATCTGGAGAGCTGATCAGATCAGAAGACTGGAACAAGATCCAAGAAGACGTAAGAGCTGATCTGGAGGCGTTGGAAGAAGAAATCAGAAGGCTGAAGAAGTATGTGGACAACATGACCGAGGGCGTCACGTTGACGAGTCTAGAGAGCCCTGTCGGCGTCTCCTACCGTCTTGACGAGGACGCTCCAGGGGAAACAGGCAACTATGCCACAAGCGTCATGGGCTACATTACTAGACAATGGATTCTCGGAAAGGGCAAGACCGGCGAAATCTGCAGGTTCGGAGTGTTGGACCATTTCGATCTGCTATACTACTGGTCAGGTGCAGAGAACGGCGACAAGAAGGCTTTGGAGATAGCCCTCGAATACGTCGACGGAACAACCCATGTGGCCAGCGACATATTCATCCATGAATGGATCGAGCTGCGACCAAAGGGATCTGACAACCCGTACGTTGAGTATCTTCTCTCGCCAAACGAGAGGGTCTGGTACAAGTACGAGTTTAGGAACCCCAACTCTGACAAGGAAGTGAGATACGTCTCTTTCAGGAACATCGATGCAGAGTGTGCACCGAGAATAGCCAACGTAATCCAGCATGTAGCCAGAATAAGGCCAATGCAGACCTGA